CTGTTCGCTGAATATGCCGGACGACCTTTCCACCGAAGAACTGGAGCTTGAAAACGCCATCCGCTCGCGGTTTGTGGCGGGGTTCAAGCCGCCGTTCCGGGGTGAGATTTGGGAAAACTCCGCTGGCATCCCGATGGGGCGCGGTTATTCCAACGATGGCGCACCGTTTGACATCAATTCCGCGCATTACCTGAAAGAACCGTTGCGCGCGGTGAAGAATCCGGCCTACCGCAAGGTCATCGCGTTGGCGGCGGTGCAGATGCTCAAGACCTTTGCGATGATTGACGAGGCGAGCGCGTTCTTCATCGAGCATGAGCCGGGCGACATGAACATCTACATGCCGGACGCGGAGGCGGCGCGGGATCACATGCGCGGGCGGTTGCTGCCACGATTGCGAGCCATCCCCGGCGTGGCGGTGCAACTGGATGCCGTGGCGGAACTGGACAGGTTCGACATCACCACGCAGGAATTTTATCTGCCTGGCATGGTGCTGCGCTGCTGGCCGCTCAATGAAGGCAACACACAGCGCATGACATTGCGTTACGTGTTGATCTCCGATGCGTTTCTGGCCGGGCGCAAAGGGCTGATAAACCAAGCCATCGCCCGCACCACGCAACATCCGCATGATAAAAAGGTCATCATCGAAAGCCAGGGCGGTGAAGAAGGCGATGATTTTGATATTGAGTGGAAAAGCACGGACATGCGGCGGTTGCATGTGCGGTGTCCGCTGTGCGACGGAGCGCAGGAGTTTGTCTTCCACGCTGAACGCGAGGAAAAGTTCCGGGCGCGACTGCCGCGCGAGCGTGTGCGGGAGATTCTGGAAAAGCACGGCTGCGCGGAAAAACTGGATGAAGTGATGCGGGAATTTTAGACACGAATTGCACGGATTTACAAATGAACACTGAATACGAAATCGAAAGGCGTCCGCTCGGCTGGCTCATCTGTGCGCCGCCAGGACAGACCGGAATCCCGCTGACCGCACTGAATGAATGTCTGCCGATGTTCAAGAAAAACTCCGTGATGAATCCGGGCATCGCGCATCACTTCAACGCCAACCGCTACAACAAGCAGGTTGTCATCGTGGTGGCTACGCCGAAAGACTCTGAAGCATGGGAGAAAGAAATCGCCGAGGAACTCAAAGACCGCGACCCGCAAGAACGCTGGTGGCTTGGCACTGACACGGGTAAAAGCTCAACGGCACTATTTGCGGTGTTGTGCCGCGAGGGTCTGAAATGGGAAACAAACCACGAAGGCCAGAAGGCGACACCGCAGGACGCTGCCGACTTCGGACGCTGCAAACGTCTGCTTGATGCAATCCCTGAGTGGAAACCGCGCCTCGGCGAAGTGGCGGAAGCCTACAAAGACACGGCGTGGCCGCGAATCATCGCCAAGTGGAGCGAACTCGAAACCGCACCGGCAGATCGCGCAAATGAAATCCTGCGCGAGTGCCACAACAAATCTTAAATTCCCCCTAACGCATCAAACATGATGCTTTGCCATCACGCAGTTGCGGCAGTTTCATCCGCTTCCGGCTGCGCGGAAAAACTGGATGAAGTGATGCGGGAGTTTTAGAGCGCGACGATTATGGACAAAGAAGAAACCAAAAAACATCGGGAAAACTTAAACGTCATTGTAGAAAATGACGGCGATTTTGCGATTATAGAAATCCCGTTTCCTGACGGCTATTCGCTGGATCGTATCGAAAATGGCAAGCTGGTTATTAAGTGCGCGCCTGACCTTCATCCGCTTCCGGCGTGGCGAAGCTGTTGAGCAAGCCTTGTTCGTCTTTTCGCACAAATATCATGCAGAGGCAATCCCAGGCGTGGTTTGGGCGTCCTTCGTTGTCGTAACGCAGTTTGCCGGGGCGGCCTTTCCACGGGAGCGGGCGTTCGCTGGTGAGTTGCGCCCAAAGTCCTTCTCTGCCGCCATCCGCCAGAAACTTTTCGTGAATCTGAATCTTGGGCGCGGAATTGCCGTCGCGCCAGCGTTCCACGATTTGTTTGATGCTCCAGTTGCTCCAAAGCCGATGATGCACCGGGATGCGGACACGCTTTCCGTCTTTGAACGCCTCCACGTTGGCGTATTGAAACTGCTTGAACCGTTCCCATGTCGCCTTGCGTCCGGGATGTTTCCACTGATAACTCACGGCATCGTCGCCGATGAGTATGCCGTAGGTGAACCATTGCGGGCGGATGCGGCCTGATTCATCGCGGCCACGACCCCACACGGCGTCCTCTGCCGCCCATTCGCGCACGAGGTCAATGCGGTGTCCGCCGTCTTTCATGGAGTTCTGTTCCTGGATGCCGAACTCCTTGTCCAGTTCGCGCACGCGGCGTTTGCAGGATTCTCGTGCTTCGTGTTCGTTCAATCCCGATGGGGCTTTCACCCATTCGTAGTGCAAGACACGATCCGGCACACCATCGCCCACGGCGACCGCGAGGTAAATCATGTGGGTGAGATTGAACTGACAGTCCGTGGCGGAAATCCGCAATTTCTCGCCGGGTAACTTGTCTTTTGTGATGTCATAACGCTCTGAAGCCGGACGTTCAGCGGCGCGGCCTGAGAGATCGCCGGACCACGGACGCGCGGCGCGTTTCTGATACCACTGTTTAAGCGGCTCGATGTTGCCGAGCTTTTCCTGAATCTGCTTGGCGCGAAGGTAGCCGAGCATGATGTATTCGCCGCCCCACGCGAGGCGTTGACCCGCCCATGCAGGCCACGAGAATCCGACGTTTTCGGGCAAAGCGTTTGGATTCGATGCGACGTAGTGGCTGGATTCATCCAGGGCGCGGCGTGTTTCCGGCGTGTCATGCCACGACCCGCCGCAGTGATAACACTCATAGTAAGTCTGCTTGATGACTTCGCGTTCGTTGTAATCGCCATCCGGCAGGCGGATCAATTCTTCCGGTCCACGTTTGAACCCGGCATGGCGATGTTCTGCGCGCGTGAGCGAGGCGGTGAGTTCGTTCCGGGCGGCTTCAAGTTCCGCGAGACATTCAGGCGGTAAATCCATTCAACCATGACGGAAGGCAATCGGCGTCTTGACTCTCCGTTCTTTTTGAATGTTGGAGGAACACGCCATTGCAGACCGCAACGCGCTGGTTGCCCACGGGCAATCGGAAGCCGTGCGGCGCACAGGCATGTATCTGCTATGGCCGGACACGATGCAGGGTGAAGGCTATCCGGTCAGGGCAACATCTTTGACTAACGCGGCACGATTGCAGACCGAAGGCGTAAGCCTGTTTGACGACGTTCAAGTGGTGGTGAGCGCAAGTTATTTCACCACACGGCGACCGCAGGAGAATCAGGCGTGCCGGTTCAAGTCTGCGCCAGGCGAACCGTGGCGGCGCATGAAGATAACATCCGTGGATGTTGTGCCGGGCGCGGGTGTTTTGATGTTGCATCTGAACAGTGCGGTTGAGGGAGCATGAATCCATTTATCACAAAAGGGCTGGACGAACTGGAGTTGATATTCAACCGCCTGACAGAGCGGATTGTTTCCGGTTCAACCACGTCTTTGTCCATCGGACCGGGATTGCGGGATGAGTTCGCGGAGAAATCCGAACAGGAACTTCGCCAGTTGCAACGCGAGTGCTACGAACGCATGTCGCAACTTGACCCAAAAACATATCCGCCTGCGGACGCAAAGAAGCGGATGAAAATTGTGACCAGCTACCAATAACAAATAAACATGGCCGAAACAGCAACAACGTTGGTGGAGTGCAACGCCGCGCGCGACAAACACATAATGTCAGTCATGGGAAGCTCCAGGGACATGACGTGGCCGACACCGCAGGAATGGTTCGACTACCTCGATCTTGAATTTGGATTCACGCTCGATCCGTGCTGCGAACATGACACGGCAAAATGTGCGAAACACTACACGCCAACAGAAAACGGACTGGAGCGAAGCTGGAAAGATGAACGGGTCTTTATGAACCCTCCGTATGGCAGGGAAATATGCCTGTGGATGCGGAAAGCATACGAAGAAGCCCGCGACAACGGCGCACTGGTCGTGTGCTTCGTGCCTGCCCGCGTGGATACTGAATGGTGGCATCGCTACGCTGCGAAAGCTACCGAAGTGAGATACCCAAAAGGGCGCGTGAAAAACCCGGACGGCGTGGCGTGGCCGTTCCCTATCGCGGTGGTCATCTACCGTCCGCGACTTTGATCCTAACATCATGGCAACGGCTGAATCTTATCGCATCTGCGGACCGCGCGGGGAAACGCTTTACCCGTCGCCACGCAACAACCCGGCCAAGTATCGCCCGCAACGGCGGTTGAATCGCGACCCCAAACTCGCGATCTCGCAACGCGAACACGCCGAACTCATAACCGCCTGCACGCAACTCACCACCACCATCCCCGTTCTGGATGGCGCATTGCGGCAGATGGCGGATTGGGCTTTTGCAGGCGATTCGTGGCAACCCATCCACTACGGCGAAGATGAAAAGTGGGGCGATCCAGCGACGGATTGGTTGGTTCACCAAGTTTATCCGAACGCGATCCGTCGCACGCCAAACAAATCACTCATCAAAGCCGTTCAGGTCTCAGCAAAGTCCTGGCTCGTGCAGGGTGACGACCTTGCCTTGTTCAGTGAGGTCAACGGGATGCCCAAGATGACAGTGATCCCGGCGACGTGCATCGGCAACGGCGACGAGAAATCCGGCTGGTGGACTCAAAGCACGGTCAACGGTTGGGGCAAGACATCGCCGAGCGGTTACGGCGTTTGCGTTGGCGGCATGTTTGATGGACACCGGATTTACAACGGCGTGATCTATGACGATGACGACGAACCAGTAGCCGTGCGGGTGTTGGGAACTCGGCGCGAGGGAAATGATTTCGTGCCGAGCTACGCGGATTTCCAGCTTGGATTCGAGCATGGGGCGCACATGGCGTTCCCTTACGACTGGCACGGCATGGGCAGACCTGTTCCGCGCATCGCTACCGCCGTGGAAGAATGGTTGGACTTCAAAGAGCGCGACGACTTTTTCAACAAAGGCACGAAATTGGCCGCGAGCAAGACGGTCATCCATCAGCTTGCCGAGGGGCAGGACGCGGTGAGCGCGCGGGGCGATGCCGCCGAACAGATCACCTACACGGACGCGGACGGCAACTCTCAAAACATTTGGGTGGAAACCACGCAGGGCGGCGACGTGACCTACATCGGCAGCAATGAAAAGCTGGCCGGGATGCAGTTCGAGAATCCGCACCCGAACATCGAGGCGTATGTCGTCCGCAAACTGCGCGAGAACATCTACGGACTTGGCTGGTTGTTTGAACTCATTGACGTGAGCAGCACAGGCCGCGCGCCGACGCGCCTTGCTTGCGATCTCGCGAACAACAACATCTGGAATCTTCAGATGCCGGGCGAGGAACGGCTGAGTTGGTTCACCAAGTTCGCGATCATCACAGGCATCAAAAACAAACACATCCCCGCGCCAAACGCGCCGCCGCTAAGTGATGACCCGTATCGCTGGACGTTTGGCTATCCGAAAGAAATCTCGGTGGATCAGGGCAATGACGTGACGGCGAGCTTGAATCGGCTGCGTTACGGTTTGACCAGCCAGCGGGTTGAGAGTGCGCGTTACGGTTACGTTTTGAAACGCATCCGTCGCGACCGTCAGAAGGAGGTGGCGGCATTGATCGAGGATGCTGCGGGCGCGGTGAAGCAGGCGAAGGCCGCCGGACACGACCTGCCGTTCGTGAAGGCGATGGAGATGTTCTGGATGCCGAGCGCGAACAGCGCGTCCATGCCGTCGCAACCGGCGCAATCAAAGCCCGAGCCTGACAAGCCGACAGAAAAGAAAGATTTGTCCCGATGAAAGCCACTGGAACACCGAAAGCCGTGAGTGCGCGAAGGCATGGGGTTTTTCATGCCCCCGGAGCGTTTTGCGCGGTCCAGAACGTATGCCGAAAACCACGGCGACCGCACAACCCATTTGAAACATGAGACTATCAAAACTCATCGAAACACTCACACGCAGCCCGTTGCTCATGTCGGACACGGGCGCGGACTCCATTCTGTCAATGTTCCATCAGCACGCCATGTTGACCGCTGAAGGTTTCCGCGCATCGCGCGAAGGCAAGGATGTTTGCGGCGACAAGGTGGAGTTGGAGCAGATGACCTTTGATAAACGGCTGGCTATTATCCCCGTAAAAGGTCCGCTCGGCATCGAGCTTGGCGCGTTTGAGAAAGGCGCAGGTGCGACCGATTATCAGGACATCATGGACGACCTCGCCAAAGCCGAGGCGAATCTCGAAGTGGACAACATCCTCTTGAACATGGACACGCCTGGCGGCATGTGGGGCGGTTTGCTCGAAACATCCCAAGCCATCGCCCGCGCCAGCAAGCCGGTCTATGTGTATTCACCGCCCGGCGGCACAATCGCCAGCGCGGGCATGTTCCTGGCCGCAGCCGCCAAAGGCGGAAGATTCCTCGCGCCGTCTGCCCAAGCGGGAAGCATCGGCGTTTATTGCGCCTATACCGATATGTCTGAACTCGCGGCCAAACGCGGCGTGCGCGTGCGGGTGTTCTCGTCCGGCGTCTATAAAGGGATGGGTATTCCTGGCACTGCGCTAAGTGCGGAGCAGGAAGAATTGTTGCAAGCGGAAGTCATGTCGCTCGCGGACGAGTTTTACAATCACATCCACGCCACGCTTGGCGATGTTCCGGCTGAAGCCATGCAAGGGCAGATGTTCCGTAGCGAACAAGCCGTGAAGATCGGTCTTGCCGATGCAGTGATTTCGAGTCTTGAAGAAGTGAAATCCTTCCTGCGCTGAACATCCGGTTTGACTTCTAATGCCTTTCAGGGACGCATGAAACTTTCTATCAGTGAACTAATCGCGAAGGTGACGGGGCTTGAAGCCCGCGCCACGCAAGAATTTCAAACTGAACTCGCGGAACTGCGCGGACTCGTGGAAGGCGAATTGACCTCCGCCCGCGCCGATCTCTCAACCGCGCAGGCCAGCATCAAGCAACTCGGCACGGAGCTTGAATCCGCCAAAGCCCAGGGCGGCGACGAAAAGAAGCGTCTTGAAACCATCGTTGCCGGGTTGGACGCGGTATGTCTGAACCTCGGTGTGGTGTCTCTAAAAGACGCCGCAGGTCAACCGCTCGCCGCCGATGCTTCCGATGCGGACAAGTCCACCGCGCTCGCCGCGATTCCCGACGAACAGAAATTTGAAGCCTTGAAAACAGGCTTCCAAACCGCGCTGCAACGCATCACTGGCGTCCCAATCAAAAGCATTCCAGCCAGCCAGGTTGCGGCAGTCTCGGGCGATGCAAAGACCATGACCCGCGCGCAGTTCAACAATTTAACGCCGAAGGCTCAAGCCGCCTTCTTCCGCACCGGAGGACGACTGACCGCCTGACAGATTAACTAAAAACCACTAAACATTATGGCAAATACGCTGACAAATCTTATCCCCGACGCATACGCCGCGCTGAACATCGTCAGCCGCGAACTCGTCGGCTTCATCAATTCCGTCACGCGCGATTCACGCGCGGATCGGGTTGCCACTGGACAGACCTTGCGCTCGCCTGTCGGACCAACGCAATCCGTGTCCACCATCACCCCGGCGATGTCTATCCCCGCCGCCGCCGACCAGACTTTCACCAATCGCACCCTCACCATCGGCGCGATCAAGGGCAGCGGATTCAGTTGGACTGGCGAGGAACAATACGCCATGAATGCCGGTGGTCCTGGAACAAGCACACTCATCCAGAACCAGATTGCCGAAGCCATCCGCGCTGTCGTGAATGAGATCGAAAACGACGTGGCGGATGCCGTCGCGCTCGCCGCCTCCCGCGCCTATGGCACGGCTGGCACTGCACCGTTTGGCACGGCCAACGACCTTTCTGATCTCGCCTACGTCACCAAGATTCTCGATGACAACGGCGCACCGTCTGCCGACCGCCAGTTGGTTCTCGGCACGTCCGCATCGGCTTCGATGCGCGCCAAGCAATCGAGCTTGTTCAAGGTCAACGAAGCGGGCAGCGAAGCCTTCCTGCGCCGTGGCGAACTTGGGCAGTTGATGAACTACACCGTTCGCCAGTCCGCACAGGTCAACACCAACACCGCAGGCACAGGCGCAAGCTACCAGCTAAACGGCGCACTGTCTGTCGGCGCAACCACTGTCACGGTTGACACTGGTTCTGGAACGATCCTCGCGGGCGACATCGTGACCATCGGCTCGCACAAATACGTTGTGGCGACCGCGCTGGCTAGTGGCTCGTTCACCATCAATGCGCCCGGCATCGTTGCCGCAGCAGCCGACAACCTCGCCATCACGGTCAACGCCACCAGCACACGCAACTGCGCCTATGCCCGCTCTGCGGTGGTTCTCGCGACGCGCCTGCCAGCCGTCCCGGAAGGCGGCGACCTCGCGCTCGACCGCCAGACCATCACCGACGAAGTTTCCGGTTTGTCCTTTGAGATGACCCTTTGGCCGGGAACTTACATGAACAAAATCCAGATCGCTTCCGTTTGGGGCGTCTCGGTGTTCAACCCGGCGCACACCGCAATCCTGCTCGGCTAACGCCACCGGAATCTCTCAAAACAAAACCCGCCTTGAAAACAGGGCGGGGTTTTTTGTGTCTTGAAAACACGGTTGATTGCGCCGCCAAAATTTGACCTCTTGAAACGGCACGCCGCGCCCCGATTTTTCAACTCTTGAAAGGCTTCTTTTCCGCCACGGCTTGAGCAACTTCTGGCGGGATAAACTTTCCTGCGGCGGCGCGCTCGCGGATCACCTGGCGCACGATTTCGTTCGCGCCTTGTTCCAGGATGTCGTCCAGACACCAGCCGTTCCGCCACCGCAACGCCCATAGCCACGCTCGCCGGTTGGATTCAGGCACGACCAGCGGACGGATGCGCCGGAAGGTTTCCGTTGGTTCGGATTTTTGGACTCTTGACGTGTCATCATTCATATTTTTGGACTCTTGAAACCGCCATCAGCCGGACAACGCCGCCGCCCGCCTCATCCGCATCCGCAGCTTTTGTTTCTCGCGGACTGCCGCCCGGCACTTAGGGCAACGGTAGCCGCTACACTTTTGACCGCAGCCAGGGCAACGCCCCGCCGCGACCTGTCGCCGCGCCCAATTCGCTTGGCGCGATCTTTCCCCAGCCGGTTTTGATTTTGCCATAAATTAAATGTCTTGAAACCGCACCCGTGCGCTGCATGGCATTGCGCTAGGAATACGCCGAAACGCATCCCCGCGCCACTGCCAAAAATTTAATGTTTTGAGACGGGACATTCCAACCGCGCTTCGCGCAGCTTGCCGCCAGCGTGACGCCCAAACGCCACGATCTTCAGCAAATCACCGATCCGCACGGCATCAAA